ATGCGGGTGATGTTTTCTTTCCTCACTCATTTTAAATTAGATGGCGGGTGTTTATCAAGGCATGAAACGCCGACAACGTGGCCCAAAGGGGGCAGCAACTATTGGGGAGATGCTGCCCCGCAGCAGCCTGGGTCGCGAGAGACATATACCTCGCGGCCCCAGTTGTGAGGAGGTGACAACTGCTGGAACGGCCACTCGGCTTTGACCTTGTTCGGAGTTCTCTTCCGACACTAATCCCGCCAAAATTCATTTCTCTTGCTGGGGCTTAACCGTCTCCAGAAACTTGTCTGGTGCTTGCAAAGCCCGGTTCGCAATTTTTGGGTCCATGTTTCGCCAAGTTTGGTTGGGTTTGATTCGGTTCTCCTTCTTGAGCCAGTTGTCAATTTCAACTTCATGGCCATTCACAATCGGCTCCAGTCGGGTCTGTATGCCGTCATCGAGGACATGCTCTTTCGGGGCGGAACCAGAGCCACACCAAGCCATCAGCATTTCAGCGAATTCCTTGCCCGGCTTGTCGTAAACCTTGCCGGAAATATCCTCCATTCTGGATTTGGTGATTATCAACTGATTGTCGATGTTCATCTCCCCCATGATATCAAACTCGTAATCGACCTGATCACGCTGGACAGGGGCCAGCCCCAAGCGGGTTACACTGAACTTGCCGGCATCATTCTTTCCCGCCTCATATTTCTGTTTTTGCCTCATTGTGGCTATTATATGGGCATCTGCACCAAGAATTGTGCGAATCATTCGGTCATGGATTGGGGTTACCTTGCCCCAAGCAATGTAGGAGTTGTTCGATTTTGACTTGGCCGTCTCCCTGTCGGCAAGCTCCAAGCACCCGTTGGTGCCTGTCCAAGCGTGGGACAGGGAGTCAATTACAATCAGGTCGTAATCTTTTTCAGCCTCCTTGATCGCCTCCACGAACTTGTCCGGGTGATGATCGTTTAGCTCCAGAACATCGAAATCGAATTTGTGGGCATATTTTGATGCGCTGCCCTTTTCCGTGTCGATGAACGCCGTTTTTCCCATTATCGTTGCGAGCATAAGGGATGTGTATGTTTTGCCGGAACCACTGACGCCGGTTATGGCCAACCGCAGTTTCGCCTGCTCCTTGGTTGCTTTTTTGAATAGACTCATGTTATTATTTTGTTTGTTTTCTGTTACTAACCAGACCAGATCGAAGCTTGTTTAACAACTCCTCATTGTCTTGGAGGAAGGTTATACCGCAGCATCGCGGAAAAAGGCAACACTTTTTTTTGGCTTAATGAAAATAAAATCTTATGTCACGATATGAGATCCCATCTGTCCTCGTATTTTGAGTATTTTGAGGTTCTGTCGGGAAGGATTTTCAGGGAAGAGGTTCTGACTTCTTTCAGGGGAAGAACCCAGAAACGGCGGGTGTCCAGGGCGACACACACAATGAAGTCACAGTCGCTGGCCGTGTAGGTTCGTTTCTTGTGGGTGCCGTGGCCGAGGTTGAAGTGGTAGCGGCCAATCCTGCGTGCTTTGCCGTTGACCAGCTTGGTCGTGGACTTGACCTGGATTCGGTGGGAAAGGCTGGCAGCCGTGGCGACAAGATCGAACTGGGTTTCGTCGAGAGGCAAGCTCACATGAAACCCTCGTCTGATCAGTTCCTCCGCTACCAGCAGTTCGCCCCGAGTACCGGTAGCCCTCAATTTTAGTTCCCCCTCTCTACAAGCGCCTCCACATCCGCCAAGGTTTTCAGGGTGTCGCGGACAAATTCCGCTGCCTCATCAGAAGCAGAAACGGCATCCCGAAAACCCACGGGATGCCGTTCTATAAGCCTGTCTGCGTTATTTAGTCTCGGAGTCGCGCACCCCGCGACGAGCAGCATCAATGCGATCATCAATGCGGCTGTGCTTGTCTTGTTGGCGCTTTTCAGCTTTCGCATAACGAAAGGATTTTTCAAGCATGGCGGCCAGCTTGGTTAAGCCGGGAATCGCCTTCAACAGCGAGATAATCCAGAGCATTTTAGTTACTCCACTTTCTTTTCCACCTTGGAAACGCCGTGGCGCAGGAATATTGCAAGGACAGCCGTAACACAAATCTGGAACATTTCAGCCATTGAAATCTCCTCCAGAAAGAACCCAGAGAGGGATCCGATTATGGCCGTTACACTTGCCCAGACGGTCTTTGATTTTAGCATTATTCAGTCTCCTTGTGTTCGCTCTTGTTAACCGCTCCTAGCTTCAACTCGATCTTGGGCTTGTCTTTGCCCAGGTTGAGAATCAGCGATGGAAACGGGATGTCTATGGCCAACCACGGAAGCTTAACTGAGATTCCGTCCGACGAAACCTTTGCATCAGGCAACACGCCGGCGGCCTTCCCGACGCATAGCGACGGAATGGGCCAGGTGATGGTCTGACCAAAGAGTGTAAAGTTTGGCTTGGGCTTCAGGCCGGCACCAAACAACTCACCCGCGTTCGCGGATCCTGATAACAGGACGAACGCCGTAATTAATATGAGGTATTTTTTCATTTGCTTTTTGATAAGAGGACCTTAATTTTCAAGACGATGTAGAGGATTGTCACAAAACTGACGGCGCATTTCATATAGACTTCTATGTCTAGCCACCAATTTCCAATCCCCACAGTCGTGCTTGCAAGAACTTTAAGGTCATCCACTATGTTCAACTTTTTTCTCTTTCTGTGCCGACTCCTGGGCCGGTTCTTGTGCCGGTGGCGGCATCTCAATGGGCGGATTGTTCTGTGGTTCCTGAGTAAGCCCAACCTCGGCAGCCAGAATCTGGACTGCTTGGTCCCGCTGCCGACCCGTTGGGCCGTCAACTAATGCTCGATCAGCTACCTGTGCCACAATCTGCACCGCTGCTTTCAATTGTTCGTTATTCTCTGCCATTGTTCTGGTTTGTTTTTGCCATTCATTTTCCATTCTTTGCTCGCTTCTTTTGAAGCAGGGACATTTTAAGGGGGTTGGCTCGATTGCTCAAGGAATTTAAGTCCCCCTTCTGCCCGCTGCCGACAGCTTCTGGAACGCCGCTTTTCCGTACTTTTTCCGGCCTATGTGTGCCGCTAGGGCATCTGGGTCTTTGACTCCGCCCTTCTTTAGCTTCCTGGACAGCTCCTTAAACCGCCCACCACTGCCTAGTTTATCCTTCGGCATCTGCGTCCTCCTCTACCTTGGGAGCCTCCTCCTCTACCTTGGGAGCAGCCTTCTTCTTGGCCTTCTTCTTCGGCTTGGGAACTTCCTCCTCCTTGGGAGCCTCCTCCTCACCAGCCACCACTTCAGCCTCCTCAACCACTTCAGCGTCCTCTTCAGCCTCCTCCTCTGGCCCGCCCAAGGCGGCTGGCAGTTGACTGTAGCCATCGCCAATGGTCATCGACTCAAAGTCAGGCCGTTGGTGCTGGGGTGCGGGGACGGGCGAGGTCATCTGGCTTGCGATCCTTGTCTGCAACTCCAAATACCAGCCGCCTGCGCCAATCTGGTTCTCTATCCATTGCTCCGATTCAGTATTAAACTGATCTAAAGCCACACAAGGGAAGACAGTCATTGACTCATCCTTGTATGCCGACAGGCCGCTTTGCGAATCGCTTGCGGTGATACCGAGGATTGCGCGGCACACTTTGCCTTCGTCATCCCCACCTTGATGGACACTCAAGTCCCATCTCGTTACTGCGTATGTTATGTTAGCCATAATGTTATTTATTTTTTTTGCAGTTGCGGCACAACAGTTTCATTTTACCGTCAACCATAACCCAAATCAACTCTGTCTCCTCATAATCCTTCTCGCATTTTGAACACATATCATCCTATGATTGTCACTCCAAATTGCTTATTATCTGCTGGCTCCGAGTAGAACCGTAGCTTGATAATCTGGGTACTATGCACCTTGACCACGCAAGCGTTGGTGTAGTTGATGTCAATTTGCTCATTGTCGTTCTCCGTGACTGCACTATTCAAATCCCTAACGCTCACAATAACGTCATACGTTGACAACGAGTGGGTGATTGTGACAACCTCCGCATCATCACCCGAAACCCAACTCACCCCCGTAGTTGAATACCCAGCATTCCCCCAAACGATGTCATAGGTTTTCTTCGTCAGATTACTCGTCCCGCTCGCCCATTGCAGCAACCCGTTGGAGGCAGTCTTGAGATACTGACTGTTGCCAGTAGTGCC